GAAGCAACAGAGCCTGCCGTTTTGTATCAGGGAGGGAATAATGAAAGGTGCGTGGCCAAAGTAATATGGTATAATTAAGATGGCCTGAGCTGATGGGGTTATAACGGCTTATGCCCCGTGCCCGATGAATAGTTTTGCCGTTGAGATTGGGACATTACCCCGTGGACGCATAGGGGGAGTAGGCTCAGGCTTGAATGATATGTTGTGATGTGGTGCGCTGGGGTGAACGAGGTCGGCGAGGGAGAGCAGAGAAGCTGATTGTGTGGATGCCGTTGTGCCCACTACAAATCAGTGGAGTAGTAACCCGTCGGACTCTATTAGCCCCAGCTAGGATTGTTGATAGCGTTACCCATTAGAATATGACAAGGAGATTGAATAAGGTGCAACCCTTAACAGATTGTTCTGTGCCTTATATGTATTATGAAAAACAATAACCTTACTCCAAAGCAAGAAAGATTTGCCCTTAATTTATTCTCAGGTATGTCCCAGCGTGAAGCCTACATCCAAGCCGGCTATGGCAAGGGGTCTTCTTTGACGACTATAGATAACCACGCTTATGAATTGGCGCACAACGGTGAGATTATGGCGAGATTAAATGAATTGCACGCTGAAGTTAAAAGTGAAAAGATAGCGGATAAGGCAGAATGCGAAGAGATACTAACAGAGATAGCTAGGGCTAAACTTTCACAATTCACCACAGGTGGGGTTATAGACCAAGCCAAACTGGACAGTTCAGCCATTCAAGCCATTGATGAACAAACAACCCTAGGTGGCAGGGCAACGGTAGTCAAACTCAGGCTTCACAATCCAATAAGCGCTATATCTGAATTAAACAAGATGGAGCGGATATATGAAGTAATGCCACCGATGCAAGATAATAGGCAATATAACTTTTACATTGAGGGGAGTGAAGCGAAGGAGAAGCTTAAAAGGTTAATAGCTGGGGAGAAGCCGATAATTGAAGGAGAGGTGGTAAACACTACAGATTAGCGTCTTTAGCCTTCTCCTATAGTGTAAACAGAATATCATTTATGCTATAATGTGGTAAACACTATAAGGAGGCTAGAGTGAAGGGAAGGAATAGCGTGGTGGTAAGCGTAAGGGTTGATGATAGCGTTTACACTATCTTGAAGAGGATGGCGGCGAAGAAAGGGATGACAGTATCGGCATTCGTAAAGGGAAAGGTAGAAGAGTATGCTAGGCTGGCTAATGAGTCTGTTAACACTACAGAGACAGAATATGTGGTTATAGGTGGGCGGAGGTTCAGGAAGCCTGCCTGACGCTCTGTAATCCAATTCCAAGGGGATAGAACGAGAAACTAATGGTAGACACCAAGACGCTAATACTGACCACAGTATTCAGTCAGTTAAATGATGCTTGGTATGGTGGTAAACGGAGGTTTTTTGTAGAGGGTGGGACGGCTAGTTCAAAGACTTGGAGTGTTATGCAATTCCTTAAAATCCTATTAGAGAACTACAAAGAGCCTGTTATTGCGACAGTAACATCAGAGTCGGTCCCTCATCTCAAAAGAGGGGCTATTCGTGATTTTCTAAGTATAATGGGGGATGAACTTATTGATAAGAACTGGAACAGGAGTGATTTTATCTATACCTTCCCTAATGGGTGCTTATTGGAGTTTGTTAGTGCTGACCAGCCAGTCAAATTAAAGGGTGGCAGGAGGGAGATACTATTCTGCAACGAGGCGAATAATATAGCCAGGGATAGTTTCCGTGAAGCGGATATGAGGACTCGGTTATTTACTATCTGCGACTGGAATCCTGTATCCGAGTTCTGGTTTCACGATGAGGAATGGGGTAGAGATGTTGAGAATGTCTATCTACAAGGTATTACCTATAGGGACACACCAGAGGTTGTCAGTAGACGGACCATTGAAGACATAGAGAGATACAAAGACAGAGACCCGAACTGGTATAGAGTTTATGGTATGGGGTTACTGGGTAAACTAGAAGGGTTGGTATATCCTCACTTTGAGCAAGTGGATGAGTTACCGAAGGGGGACGTATTCTATGGACTAGACTACGGCTTTTCATCAGACCCGACTGTCTTAATTAAAAATGTTATAATGGGGGAGAACCTATACTCACAAGAGATGTTTTACGACGACAGTGCCTTGACCAATGATGACATAGCTAGAAGGATGAGTTTATGCAAGGTAGGGGGTGAGATTGTCTGGGCAGATAGGGATGAGCCAAAGAGTGCTGAGGAGCTAACCAGGCTTGGTTTTAATGTTCAGGCGGTAGATAAGGCGTATGCCAATGTAGCTTTTGGAATAAAGAAGGTTAACTCATACAAACAGCATTGGACTAAGGATAGTTCAAATTGTATTAAAGAGCAGAGAAATCACAGATACATAGAGGATAAAAAACATCCTGGTATGTTTACTGAGCAGACAACGCACCGATGGAGCCACGGGATGGATGCTAGAAGGTATGCTCTATCTCCGCATATAGACAAGATTGGTGGAAGTAGTGGTATAATAACAATAGGATGGTAAAATGATTTGGGCAATACTTCTAGTGGTCTTTTTCTTTATAGCGGTAGCCTGTGATGACCAGATTGTATGGTAAAGGAGGTGCGAGATGCCTAAATGCCCAGGGTCTAAAATAAGAAGCAAGGGTAAAGGTCGTGGTCTTGGAATTGGAAGAGGTAAAGGTCCCATCGGGAGGAAAAAGTAATGCCAGCCGATTTTGAAAGATGTGTAAAAGAAGGTGGCAGAGTTCGCAGAAAGACGCTTTCAGATGGTAGATATTTGAATATCTGTTGGGACAAGGCGGGTAAATCGCACGCTGGTGAAGTTCACGAAAAGAAGGGCGAGAAGCTAAAGAAGGCGATAAGTTAAGGAGGCAATAGATGTTAGACACTGCCGAAAAAGAGATAGCGAAATCAGATGATATGTGGAACTCCTCTGGTTCTGCTGCTTTAAGGGAACAGCAGGAGAAGGACTTTGGGTTATGGGGTCCGTATGAATTCTCAATGCCTAAAAAAGAGGGCAAGTGGGAAGAAGTAACTACAAATTCTCCAAAGATATTAGCTAATAAGATACTGGGGTTATTGTCATCATCGTGGTTGCAGTTGTTCATTGATGTCGGCGAGGAGAAAAGGAAAGAGCGGAAACAGATTAGTCAAACAGAGATGCTGGCTAATGGTGCTATCTGGCTGGCGGACAGGGAATTAACAAGAGTGCCGTCTGGGAAGAAGATACAAAAGGCACTATCTACTTTTGCCGTTTTGAAAGGTGGAACAGCTAAAAGCCTTTTTTGGTATACAGAAGACGATAAACCTGTATGTGATATTAAGGTGTATGACCCTACATATTGTCAGTGGATTGAGGGGGGGCACAATATATTGTGGTTCTGTTATCGCTCTTATGTTAGCGAAGCGTTTATCAAGCACGCCTATAAAAAGCAGATAGAAGATGGTTTTAATTATGGCACGGGGGATAAAATTCTGACTTATACATTCTGGGATGATGGCGAGTGGAAGGTTGCTATAAACGGGGAATACATAGATGGGGAGAAATATAATCTGGGCTATGTTCCTGTAAATATAAGGTCTTGTGGACCCGCACCATACATTCAGAGTGAAAAATATAGCGATACTATGAAGTATTCGTGGATGAGTTGCTTTGCCAATAACCGAGACATTTACGACTTAGAGTCCAAGATGCTGTCTATAGAAAGCTCAAAGGCGGTAGAGAGCGGGAAGATAAAGATAGCAGGTGAATGGGACTCAACTAAAGGTGGTGTGCCAGAGGGATTGGAGAAACTAGGATATGGTTCAAAGACAAGAAATGAGATTGTTTTATTTGATACTGCTAAGGGGCAGAAGTTTGGGGGAATGGTGCAACCGCCTGGTAATGAAGTGGTAGATGAGTTTCTGACTAGAATAAGAGGGATGGATATTATCGGTTCAATAGACCCTATCGCTTTTGGACAGATGACCCGTTCTGGAAGTGGAGCTTTGGCTGCGGAGTTAAGGGCAGCAGCTTTAGAGTTTATCAATCCTTTTAGGGAATGTGTAGAGGAAGACTTTATCTGGATTGCAGAGGAATGTGTCAAGCAGTTCAAAAATGGGGAATATGATAAGGTATCTGTGGAAGGAAGAGATAGGAAGCGGGAGAAGTTTTATATTGACCTAGAGCCGAGTGATGTAGAGGAGAAGCGGTTTGAGTGCAATCTAGTAGCTGACAGACTTAGGGATGAGATACAAGAGCTTGGGGCAGCTATACAAAAGGTTTCTTATGGACTGAGTTCTAGAAGGACAGCAATGCTCAAACATAACATAGTTGAAGACCCTGATAAAGAACAGGATATTATGGATGAGGAAGTGGCTGCTCAAGACCCAGTATTCAGGTATGATAAGATGGCTAAATACTTTAAGGACTTGGGGACACCAGAGGGAGATAGAATGGCAGAGTATTATATGGCTCTCTCCGCTCTCGTTATAGAGAACACAATTAAGAAAGTGATGATGGCTGAACTAATGCCTCCTGAAGTGTCGGGGGCTGGAGCGCCGAAGCCTCTTGTAAAAAGCCCATTAAGTCCACAAGCAGAAGCAGGAGGAATAGGGGCAGAACCGAGAGAGTTTGGGCGAGGTGCTGGAATATAATAGAAAGGTGAATAATGCTTGAGGAGGACGAATAATGACTCAATTAAGTTATCCAAATCCTAATCTCGTTCCCACTAAAGTGAAGAATACCGCCCTTAAATACGCTTATACATATATTGTGCAGGAACTTTTAAGGCTGAAGCACAATGAGGAAGGGGCGAAGTTCCGTGATGGCAAAATCACTGAGCAGGAATGGAGGGACTTTCTCAAGAACTGGTTAGAACCCAGGGACAATGTTGTAATATCCGACTTATTGGAACTAAGGCAAGCTATCAAAGAATATGTCGTTCAGTTCAAAAGCAAGATTGACTTGGAGGGTATTCCTATCTAATGGCTGTTGAGAACTTTACTACTTATACCGAAGAGGATGACAATAATAAGCTGACTGTTATTGCCAATAAAGCAACTGGGGTTGATGTAGACCGTGATGAGAATGTCTATCTCTATAAAGATAAGGGTGCAGACCACTTTGATGCCCTAGATGTAGACTTTGAGATTTACTTTAGCTCCAACACGGTTGTTGATGATGGCAAAGGTGGAATGGCAATTACGAACACAGTTAGTTCGTATCGTACTTTTGCCACTACCGACATCTGGTTTGGTTGTGCGTGGTATAGCGGTGTAAATAAGCGTTTTATGCTACAAAGGGGCTGTGCCGTAGTCAATGATTGGTATACTGGTCTCTTTGATACACCTTATTATTGCACCCTGAGACGAACTGCTGGTAGTAATTCAGTTGCCCTTGACATATACTCGGACTCTGCTAGAACAAACAAGCTAGACACTGTGGCAGTTTCTGGATTTGGCACAGTTAAGTGGCAGTATGTCTTTGGGTTCGTAAATGACAATGCTAGTTCTGGCAATAACGATTGGGATGGCTACATTCAAAATCTGGACTTGAATGAAGAAGTAGCGGGACAACAGCTTTTTACATTACTGAATGAAATGGGATATTAGGAGGAGTATTAAATGGCAAGTCACCATTTGAGAAAGTATGGAGTAGCAACCACAATAGACTTTGAGCTTTACGAACTAGATGGAACAGACTTAGTAACCAATGCTGTTTCGGCTACAGGCGACATTAAAATTATGAAGGATGAAGGGGATGAGGCAACCTTGGCAGCTGATGCCTTTGTAGATGAAGGCACTGGTTATTCTCTTGCTGTAGGTGCTACTGAGATGGAGGCTGCCCGAATTGCAATCTATGTTGTTGACCAATCCAGTCCCAAAATCTGGCTTGACAAAGTTCTAATAATTGAAACCTATGGTAATGCCTCTGCCCAACACCCCTTTGACTTAGGCACTGCTGCTACTGCTATGAGAGGAACTGATAGTGCGGCTTTGGCTTCTGCTTGGACAGCTGCCCTTGCTACGGCTCTGGCAAATTACACAGCAACTAGGGCTGGTTATCTGGACAATCTATCTGTTGGTGCAGTGGCTCTGGAAGCTACTTTAACCGCCATTAAGGGAAGTGGCTGGTCAGATGAGACACTTAAAGCTATAAAGGCTGCCATTGATGCCATTGGCGGAGATGCTACGGCTGCCAATCAAACAAGAATTATCCAGATACTCACAGGCAAGTGGGAGATAACAGGCAACCAGTTGATTATGTATGACTCGGATGGCACTACGGTTCTATATACCTTTGACCTGACAAGGGATGACACTGCCACCGAGTTTAATCCAAATAAGAGGACGCTTGTATGAGCTTAATAACTGTGGGGTATGGACACTTAACAATAATCACAATGGGGCTTGGCAATTCTATTAGAATAGTTAAGCGGAAGCGATTTCGTCAATATGGAGTTGTAGAATTTGAGGATACCACCCCAACGGTTAGAACTAGCGATAAACATATTGACACATCGTTTGAGGGTGAAAAGGTTACTGTTGAAGTGGGCGAGAAGTCTAAAGATATATCATTTGAATAGTGTTTAGGGAGGTATATGGTGGACAGTTTTAATTTAGGAAGTGATGTCTATTTAGAGTTTACAGTTAAGGTGAACCAAAGACCTGCTCTGATTACTAATGTCTCTGGCGAATTATACCGAGATGGGGCACATCTCGGCAATTTCGCTTGTAGCCATTTCGGTAGCAAAGTCTCAAGCGTTATAGTTGGTAACACCTTCACCACAATAGGTGATTATGTAGCGAAGTTTATTGTAGGGCTAGACAGTATGGGTATGAGGGAACACGCTATACCATTCAAAATAATAAAGTCCGTTTTAGGCAAAAAGAGAGCGGTAAAATGACTGAAAAATGGGCAGTAGAAAAGGGGGGTATCCCGCAAGAGTTTTTGGATTGGCTGGAGACTAACTATGGTTGGTGGGAGGTTCAGAGTTGGAAACTCAGCCATCAATGGGGAACAGGATGGCAACAAGACCCCGTTTTTCTTTACTGGACACAATATATTAGACCTACTGGGTATCCTACTCCCAAAGGTGTTATCCCTGCGAAAGCTGAAAAGGAAGCTGAATTTGACCCATATACACTGCAATTAGAACTTTCGGAAGCGACAACCGAGGAGGAACTTGCAGATATTTGGGATAAGTATGTCAATCTGGGGGTAATTACTGAGGAAAACGCCGCCACTTATGAAGACTTGTTTAGAAAGAGTGGCGTAGGTGTAGAGCCTATTAGTCCTCTAGTTCAAAGAGAAAGAAAGATAGAATTGGATGAAGCCCTGAGAAGTGTTCTGGATAATCCCCGTATCTCTGACGAGGAAAAAGCTCTAATTACTGGAGATGAGGGAAAGCGATTACAGGAAGCATATTTGAGTGGCGAGTCTAATGAGATACTTCAGGTTCTGTCTCGGATGTCTAAAAGAGTAGAACCAACAGCTTGGGAGAAGAGAGTAGGCAAGGAACAATTTGAAGCCCGTGAGTTTTGGGCACAACCTGTTGAGTTTCGGGGACCTAGAGGAGCTTTTGCCAGTGAGGAAGAAGAGTTTGAATATGGGCAAATGCTACGGAAAACTGGGAAGCGTGAAGAGTTAGAAAGGCGACCTCCTATGCCTACAGGGGAAAAGGTTATAAAGCCATTCTTAGAGGAGACAGGGCTTGCTAAAGGAACGCGCTTGAGACAATTCCTGACAGGAGAGTTTATACCAGAAGTTATGGGGGAAACTAAATCTGCTAGGGAAGCGTGGTGGAAGAGGTTGCATCCTGCAGGGGAATTAGCAGGAATAGCCCAAGACGCATACAAGCGTGCTTGGGAAGCAAGCCCAGAATATAAAAGACTTTTACAGTTTAAGCCAACCTATGAGGAAGAAGTGGGTTATCAGAGAGAAAGGGGAATGGCTGGAGCCGAGAAAGCATACGAAAAACTATTAAGTGAATGGCAGACTAGGGCAGAGAGAGGTCGCACTGAATGGGAACGAGACCCATTGGAACGAGCATTGCGAGAAAAGAAGTTTAGACCTGAATACTTCCGCAAACCTGGAGCAGGTTTAGTGAGAGCTTTGACTCCAGCAGTGAGGTATTGATGATAACTTGGGCGGAACGAATCGCAAAACGCCAGACAGACCTTCAGATAGAGTTGGAGAAGTTTCGTAGAAAATATGAAGCGGAAGAGAATCCCCCCCTTGAGTTTCCTGTTCGTGAGTCAGCCTTTATGAAGTTCGAGTCTCTTTTCCCAGAGATACGGGAGGTGGACAAAACTCGGAGAGCTACTGTATCCCCTGAGATGGCATTCAAACCTTATGAGACTCCTATGTCGGCTCAATTCTATAATCCTTTTAGGAGAAAACCATCTGTAGCTCCCCCCGTTGAACCACCCGTGTCTGAAATCCCCCTTGAGAGAAAAAGACCTACTCCATTTCTGCATTTGCCTCCCAAGCGACCTCCAATCAAGCCTCCAATTTTAGGCGAAGAGTTAGCCGAGACTCCCCAGATGCCTAAACTTACTTGGCTGGATAAGGTTAGGGAATTGGAGGAAGACCCAGTCAAACTTGTGCCATTCGTTTCGTCAGGTGTAGAGATATACACTCTTGGGAAACTCTTGAAAGCAGCGAAAGACCTTGAAGATGGTAAAGAGGTTAGCAAGGAAGATTTACTCGGATTAAAGGAATATGTTGACCGCTCTCTTAAAGATACAGATTGGGGATATAAAGTCGCTGATGTTGTAGCCCAGATGGTTCCCTTTATGGGTGAGTTTATAGCTACGGGGGGTATCTTCGCAGTTGGTAAGACGGCAGCAGTTAAAGCGTCAACAGTAGCATTAAAGAAGTTAGCAACTAAAACTGGTGCCAAGATGCTGGAAGGAAAATTAGCTCAACTTGGTGTAGAAGCTGTTGGAACAGTAGCTGGTGGAACTCTTAGGGCATTGGCGACAGGAACTGTAAGAGTGCCTGCTGGAACAATACGAAAACAGTTAGAGGCGACTCTTACTGGTGATGAGGAATCCGTCTTTGATAGTGCTAAAAAGGCTTTTGGCGAACACTGGGTTGAGATAGTTTCTGAAAGCACTGGCGGAATGTTCGGAGTTTTATCCAGTCCGATTAAAGGTCAACTCGTTAAAATAGCGTTGTTTAAGGCGTTTCTGAAAGCCAATCCAACTAGAAGAGCAAGTGATGTTAGCAGAGTTTTTAATAGGATGGGCTATCACGGTGTTTTAGGGGAGATGCTGGAAGAAAGAATAGCTGAGGTAGGGCACGGCATTTTATATCCTTTGGGATTAAGCGACCAGCCGTTTAGTATTCCTTCATTGGAGCAATTAAGTGTTGAGTTGGCTGCCTTTTCAGTCCCAGGGGCTGTTGCTAAAACTATGGAAGCATTGCCTAAAGGTGCAGTGCCAGGGATGGCAGGAGTAATGGAGCCAGAGATGCCTGAAGTTACACATATTAGAATTGGTGATTTACCCGAAGGTGGAAAATCTTGGAATTATTCTGCTGGGAGATTTGAGAAGGGCATTTCGTCTTATGGGGCTAGGTATGACCCTACTACAAGGAAATACCATATTACTCCTACAGAAGATAACGCAGATACATTGGCTGAACTAATGGACGCTATACAAAGTGGCAAGAAGAAGGTTTTTGAGATTAGCGGAGAAGAGGTTGGAAAAGGGATGGATGCCGAGCCTCTATTAGCTCCAACCGCAAGGATAACTAAGACAATTTCCCCTGATGATGTAATAATAGATACCCCTATACCCCAGACATTATCTGGCAAAAAGATTCCTAAAGCCGAAATTGGTATGCCTGAAGCTGGCTATCAGCCTGCTATGATTGAGGGAGTGCCTGAAAGGGAAGTCAGACCGCTAGGTAGAGGCGAAGTTACTCAAATCTCAATGGAAGACCAGCTAAAACTAGAAGAGGCTAGGAGGCAGGCTGAGGAAGCCCCAGATGAAGTTAGGGAGGCTTATGAGGCACAGGCGGAGATTGAGGGATTAAAAGTAACGCACCAAACTGACCCTGTGGCTCAATGGCGAACTGAGGAAACAGTAAAAAGAAAGACCAAACAACCTGATGGCACTTGGAAACTAACGGTTGGGAAAAGGAAGGTTGGGCTTGAGTCTTTTATATCAATTAAAGAGCAAACCTTCCCTGAATACTTTACATTAAAACAAGCCAGACAACTAATGCCTGGTCATACTTTTCCCGAATACTCACAACTTGGCACACCGAAATATAATCGTGTCCCTAGAGATGTAGCTTTAGATGATATTAGCAAAGCAACTGGCTTAACTCCAGACCAGATTGCCGATAGGGTGATGGCTATTAGACAGGAAAAGCGGAGAATTAAAGAAGCCCAAGAAATTATTAAAAGGCAGATGACCAAGAAGCCTCTTACTCCACAAACTGAACTCACTACTGAAGAAGTCCAAGAAAATTGGGAGATTGTAGGGCGACCTAAACTAACATTGAAACAAGCGGAAGCGTTGGCTGGTTTCTTTGGTGAGTATGTTATGAGCGAAAATGCCGTAACAGCTTGGGAACTAACGAGACAATTAAGACGAGAGACAATGGCTGGTAGGGCTGAAATCCTGAAAGCTAGGGCGCAGGAGTTAATCGTTACTCAAGGATTAGACGCTGAAGCTGGTATGAAGCAGGCTATTAAGGAGAGTCTATCTGGTGAGCTACCAACCCTTTCTACGGAGTATTTTCAGGATATGTCCAATGAACTAAGAAGTGCTTTGTTTGCTATGGTCTTTCACAACAAGGAGATGCAGGCACATCCTTTAGAGATGGCTTCTACTGTTACTGCTTTAACGAATGCTTTAATTGGTAGACCAATACCACGAGAAAGGGGAACTGGAACTATATTATTCCCCGAAGGCGGTTCGGCTTGGGATAGATTAAATTATGTCTTTGGCAAGAGACCTAAAGTTCTCAAAGCCATAGAGAAGATGGCAGAGGAAAAGAAGCCAATAAGTGAAGTGGTAGAGGGTATTTATCACGAGACAGGGAGAGAACCAATACCAGTTGATGAGGAGACGGCTGATTATCTAAGGAAATTAAAAAGCGATATTTTATATGAACCAACAATCCTTTTAGAGCCAATACCCGTTACCCGATATGAAGCACCAATAGAAGACGCTTTTAAGGCGATGCCCCTTATGCCTAGACCAGCGAAGGATAAGATAGTCAATGTCTTAAAGGAATTGGGGATGTCGCCAGTTGATATAGGAAACTTCCTGAGGGCTAATAAGGCTTCCGTTGACTTTTCTTTCTGGAGACAGCAAGCTCCGCTTATCGTAGCTCATCCAGTTTCATTCGTTCAAGCTAACATTGAGGCGTGGAACGCTTTGTGGAGTCAGAAGGCGAATGAAGCATCGTGGCAGAGAATTACCAGAGACCCGATTTATCAAATATATGAGGAGTGCGAAAGGCAAGGTGGCGATTTTCTTAGACCCGTTATACTTCCCTCTGGCACAGCCCAATACAAAGGCACAGAGGAATATGGTTACTATAAGGGTGCTGATAGGCTTATTCCAAAATTAACAGGCAAACTTCCGTGGATTAAACTTTCCGCTAGGGCTTTTGAAACAGGCACAAATGTTCATAACTGGCTGATATTCAAAGGTTACCATAAGGCAATGTTGAACCTGTCGGAGCAATACGCCAGTGGGCAAAAGAAGTTGAAAGCTGGCGAAGCCCTTGACATTACAAAAGAGATGGTTGACTTCTCCAAGATGCTTGCCAACTTCAGTGGTAGGGGTTCACTAGGGAAGTTTAAGGCTACTGCTCCAGAATTGAGCGGTTTATTCTTTGCCCCAAGATATGCTGTGGGTCGTGTGATGTCAGTGAAAGACCTCTTGAATGCCAATCCAAGAGTAAGGAGTGAGGCTTGGAAGAACGCTGCTAGTTTCGTCAGTGTATTTGGTGGGATTGTCTTATTGGGTGCTCAAATGGATTGGTGGGAAGTTGAAACAGACCCTCGGAGTGCGGAATATATGAGTATTAGGATTGGCAATACGAGGATAGACCCGTGGGGTGGTTATAGACAATTTCTTGTTTTCTTTACTAGGGCAATTAACGGAAGTGGCGTGTCATCAGTAACAGGTGCGGAATATGAAACTGACCCGATTGGTCTAATTCAAACATTTCTTAGGGGTAAGGCATCACCTTTGGCATCTCTTATTCTAGATTTCTGGAGAGGGAAAAACTTTGTTGGGGAGGAAGTAGATGTAGCTAGTAAGAAACAATGGGCAGAAAGGGTATCTCCCTTTGCCGTGTGGGACATTTATGAGGCTTGGATGGATGACCCAAAAACTGCTGGGCAAAGTGCAATTCCAGCTATAGTTGGTGCTGGTGTTCAGACTTATACTGGCGATTGGAAGGACAACTTTACAAAACTCGGCTTGCCAAAGTATTCTGAAAACCTTGTCTATGGTCTAACCGAGCCATACTATGATACTGCCGACTTCTGGTCCGATACCTCTTCTCAATTTAAGGGTGTTGACCCTGCCACCCTGACTGAGAAAAAGGGCTATCCTTCTTATATTAAGGCTATTGCTGAAGGTCGCCTTGTCAAAGAACATCTGGCGACACTACCTGCTGTCAAGTTGACCAGTCTCAATGCTGACCCATCAAAGGGATTAACTTTTGTTGACCATTATAGACAGTGGAAGGAAAGGGAGAAGTTGGTTGCTGCTGGGGATGAGGCGGAATTAGTTAAACGGGAGCTTCAACCTGATGGCAAATATAAAGAGGTAACTTATAAAGGTGAGGATGCTGTTAAAGCCTTTGATTCTGATGAGAGAACTAGAAACGCTGACCGAGGCAACTTCTCTCAACGGCAGTTTTCTTTGTTGATGGAATATCACACTATAAGGGATAAGAAAGCTCAAAAAGAGTTCCTTGAGAAGTTTAAGGCTGAAATAGGGATAGACCCCAGAGACGAATATCTACGTTTGCATCCAAAGGAAAACGCACTACTAGCAGTCTGGGGACAGGCTAACATAATGACTGTAGAGGCGTATGATGAGTTTAAGAAGTTGAATAAGGAGTTTGATATACCCGATAACGCTGTATCTGAAAAAGTCCTGCCTAAAATGCCTACTATCCCAAAGCGTAAAACTAGCGGGGGGCTTACAAATCCTTTCAGGAAATAAGATGGATACTAAAACACTAGAATTCATTAAAGAGGAAATAGAGAAAATAGAGGCTCACGGGCACGGTGAGGTTATTATCAAGATTAAAAATGGCTTTGTCTATCGTGTAATATCTTCGCTAGACTATTTACTTGACAAGAAAGATGTGCTATAATTAGAGATGTGATATAATTAAAGTAACTGAATAGTTTTATCCCAACAGGAGGACTGAGAGGGATTGCCGAAGGGCAGTCTCTCTTTTTTATTTAACAAAGGAGGTAATAATGACGACGGAAGTGGAAACTACTCAAAGTTTGGAGGAAGTAATTAAAGAACCTTCAACTGAGCAGGAAGAAGTTTCGGAGAAGGAAATCAAAGAACCAGAAAAGGAGGAAATCACACCTGAAAACCTTGAATCACGCATTCAGGCTGAGGTAGATAAAAGAGCTAATACCTATCGTGAAAAGAGGGAAGCTGATACAGCTTTAATCCGTAGCCTTTCTGGTCAAGTCAAGGAATTAAAGGGTGAGAAACATACCAGAGAAGGTAACAAGCGGATTGAGAGCATCCTTGCTGGTGATGAGGGTGCTGGTGTTGAAAAGGATGAGTCTAAAGGCAGAGAAGACGCTCTCAAAGAGTTTAACCTACTCTACAGGGACTACAAGGAAAAATCAGCCGAAGTAGAGGAAACGGCACAATTTATAGGCGATATGACAGAAAAATTACCGTCAAATATCGTTAAGGAATTTGGTCTTGACGACGCCAACCCCAATATCAGAGCGACCAATGGGGTCAAGTTTCTTGATGAAACGGTAGCTGTCTATAAGCATAATCAGGATTTCCTGATGGCGGTTGAAGACTTCCTGCCTAAAGGGGATGAGCTTCGCAAGCAGATTGAAGGAATTGTTGAAGGTCTGTCGGAGTTCACCGATGAGAAGAGTAAGAAACTCTATCTCAAAGACAGATTGCAGGGAGTTAAAGTAACACCCAGGAAAAAACCACAAACACCTTCTGATGGTGCGGGAGGTAAGGACTGGACAACGGCGCCACCTGCGGACAAGATAGCCGAGGGGATGCGCCGAGACAAAATTAAATAAAGGAGGAAATCTAAATGCGAACATTAGCTTCGTATAGGGAAATGGACAGAGACTTCATTCAGTCAGGCTTTATTGACTGGTTGCTTGAAGATAACGGACTTTTGGCACGGCTTCACATAAGAGAAGTTAAGGGCAATGGCATTAAGTATAATGTCAGGACTGCTCGTGGTGGAGCTGCTTGGACTCAGCCCAACGAAAGCATTGTAACAACCAGCGGGACTACTTCTCAGCGTAGTGCTGCTATCTATTCTCTTATCAAGCAGGCTGATGTGGACAAATTCGCTCAGGCGACTAACTTGACTCAAGACCCGACTGCTGCTGAACTTAAAGAAGCAGCCGATGATATGATGTTTGAGTGGTCTGAACGGATGGTTCACGGAGGCACGACTACATCAACAGCCACAAACCAACCAAAGGGATTGTTTGAGTTAATCGCTGAGCTAGAAAGTGAAGCCACGACTGACCTTGACTCAGTCGCTAACAGCCAGGTCGTTGCTGCTCACGCTACTTCGGAGGCTCTTGTGATTGACGATATGAGCGAACTCAGGGATGCTCTTAAACTGCCTTTAAGTTGCTACGCTATGAATAAGAGGATGAGGCGGAAGTTGGAATCTCTAGCTAGAGCACAAGGTAATAATCTAGAGCACGACAAGGACGAATTGGGTTATGCGGTGCAAACTTTTGGTGGTGTCCCCATTTATATCGTGGATGCCATTGAAAGTAGCTATCCAAATGGCGATGGCAGTAGTGCCCTTGACCTGACAAGCTACGCAATCGGGACTACTAGGGCTGCAGACAACGACAACAGTGCCATCTTTGCTTTGAACACATCAGAGCAAGGGTTCTGTATTCTTCAGGCTGGTGCGTTAAAGAGAGAGGGGCCGTGGACTCCAGATGACTTGGATGCCGACAGGTATCGCTTTACCTGGTATTCTGGCTTCGGGCTGTTAAACAAGTTTGGTGCTGCAGTTCTGATAAACGGTCTTGATACTGCACTAACTTAAAATAAATAAAAAGGAGGAAAAGTAAATGGCTTATGAAGCGACGATTCAATATGCCGAAAAGATAGCCGACTTGACGCTGAATGGGCTTGTCAAAAAGGGTAACCTTTTAGCTCACAACGGCACAAACTGGGTTGAGGCTGATGCGTCTGACGCAGCGACTAATCTTTACGCCCAATATATCGCAATGCAAAGTGGGAAAAGTGGTGATGTAATTAAGGGATGTAAGGGTTGTGTGCTCTACGATAGAGATGCCCCCTTTGGCTCAGCTAATGCTGCTCTGTATTGTTCGGGCACAGCAGGGGCTATTACATCTACCCGCCCAGCTACAGCAGCAGATGTCATCCAGATAGTAGGAAGGTCAATATCCACCTCATTGGCGAGAATAGATATTGCTCCCCCAAGGGAGGTTGAGGTATTCATTATGCCCTCTGTCTATGACACAACTGGTGAAGCGGGCGCTTGGGTAATAGATAACCCATTGTGGACTGGTCCTGGGCTAGATACTAATGCTACGGCTGAGGATGCCTACTTTACTGGTAGGTTTCCGTCAGGTGTGCTTTCAGTGGAACTTGCACGGGTGGTATACAATAGTATTGGTATTGCTGCAGCGGGTGTTACTATCTCAGCAGCTCTCGTTGCGTGTGCTGATGGTGCCACCAATACTGGGGATAGTGGAACTGCTCACTCTGCGGCTGCCCCGACTAGCCTCGCTGACAACAAAATCTGCTATAGTGATGTTGCCGCTATGTTTGACGCCGATGCGTTGAAGGCTGGTTACAACTTCACTGTTGCCGTAACAGCAGCTGGAGCATTTGCATCAGGCGACCTTCAAGTGCTTGGTCTCTATATGAGATACTTTGCAGTCGGCGACTCAGCATAAACTAGATGGAAGAGGGAGGAGGTAAAAATCTCCTCCCTTCTCTAGGGGAAAGATGGAGCATCCGTTGTGGGATAGAATAGCAAGTGGGGATATAGAGAAGACGAAGCAGATGCCTTATCCTCTCTTGGTGCTCACTGGTAAAATGAGGGGTTATATCGTCAAAAAGGTAAAAGCTCCTTTACAAAGGGCATTAGAGACTGGTAAGAGCTTGTCTCAAGTTATGAAGGTAATAAAAATCATAACTGAGCGTATGCCCCCACTTACTAAGAAAAATAGGATGTGCAAAAAGACTGCCTTAATAGAATTGATTGAGGCGAGGTTCTTTAAGTATGCCCCCGTTAAGAAGGAGATGTTCAAAGGGGCATTTAAGGTGCTCAAGTTTGAAATAGACCACGATGGATGGTATCAAGGTGTGTATGACTTTCTTCTGGAACAGCACATTATAATGATACTAACGGGAGAATGGCCATCAAGATGGCAAAATATACCCTTCCCAAAACACTGGAAGGAACCCCAACCTTATGGGGGTAAATATACCATTGTTTCTGCTATACAAAAGAATAGGGAGAAAATCATAGACCTGCTCGGTAATGAGTGGGCGTGGTTGAAGGAAGGTAATTATGAGTCTTATCCCGCAGATAACACTTGACCAACTTGTAGCAAAAATCCAGAACAATGAGGTTATTCCTAGTTCAGAGATATTTCTAGGCGATAGATACATTGGCACATTTATTGTTCCCTCAATGTATGGTGGGGCTTCAATTTTTGACGAGATAAAAACTCACGCCGAATATCTAGGGGTAAGAGGGAATATTGTTGTCCCGCCTGCTGAGGAAACGCCCTTTCGGAAAGCTCGGAAGATAGTTGATGAACTTACTTGTCCCGAATGCGGGTTTATAGCTAAAGCCCCGATAGGCTTAATATCTCATATGAGGAAGCACAGGGTGAAGGTATGATACTCTTTGATTATCAATGTCGTATCTGTGGGCACAAGTTTAGTGCCCGTAATTCTCTAGGGGCAAGGGATATCGCTAGTTGTCCCAAATGCTCTTGTGTAGCAGATAAGAGATTATCTATTTTTAATTTCAGTTTTGGATGGACTTTGAGTGATGAGAGTAGATGGGTAAAAGGGAAAAAAGACGAATTCGTAAGGAATGTTTAGGGAGTAAGTTATGGCAGGCGAGATAGCCCATACGACTGCTGGTAGAAAGCTAACTCAAGCTGAATATGAAGCCAAAACCTCACACGAAGTTGATGCTGCAGCACTTGCCACAACTCTACAAAGCGAGATTGAAGCCAATCTATCTGCGGGTGTGATAACCAGTGATGAGATAGCTGATTTAGCAGTGCTGACAGGGAAGTTGAATGATGCTGCCATTACCGCTGCCAAGTTGGGTGCTTTAGCCGTAGAGGAAGCCAAGATAGCTGCTGATGCAGTAACAGCAGCAAAGATAGCTGTGGCTGGGTTAGATGGCACTACGGGGAATGTATCAACCAATCATATTGTTGCTGGGATGCTCCAAACCGATTGTGTCACCAGTGCTAAAATTCAGGCTGATGCAGTTACCGCTGCTAAGATAAATGTAGTTGGACTGGATGGTGCAACAGGTAGAATTGTAGTAGCTGATGCAACAGATGCCGATGTGGTTACAGGCGGGATTAACACTCACGCCACAACCTTAATAGAGGCTGGCAAAGTTATTATATCTGGTGCTACTAATCTTGATGATTGGCAAAATGCTACAGATGCTACAAAGATTGATGGTGGCGAGATTTATACAGGTTCGGTTACCGCCGCTAAAATTACCGTAGCTAACCTAGCAGCCATTAACGCTGATATGGGGACTATTACGGCTGGAAGTATGGATGCAGCCAGAATTACTGCTGGGACACTAGCTGTAACACGGACAGAAGCTAAATGCACAGATGCAAACGCAGACCAAACTTCCGTCAATCAAGCTGCAACCGTAGCAGCTTTAACTGGATTAGATGCCGATAACCTTGCCGAATCAGCCACCAAAAAGTGGGCTGGTGAAACAGGGGCAACTGGCGACCAAACTGGTGCAGAAATCAAAACAGCCTACCAAGCAGAAGCTAACGCTTTTACAGATACTAAGGATACTAAATTAACGGGGATAGCGACTGGGGCTGATGTTACTGGTAGCAATACTGCTGACGATACTTCAAAGGTAAATGGCTTGGCTGCTGCCTCAGTATCAGGCTGGGCACACGCCTCTGATACAACACTCATTGATGGTGGGGATATATACACTAGCACAATTACCGCTACGCAAATATCGGCTGAAACTATAACTGCTACCGAAATACACGCT